ACTTTCGGGCAGCGGGGATCCTTTCCCTGATTGGAGATCGTTGTGGCATATACTAAATACACCGAAACGAGATTTCGCACTGTCAGATGGGCGAGAGAGAACCGCTGGCCTCAAGGTACACTTCTCGGTGAGTCAAAATCGACTCAGTGGCGAGGTGTTCTTTCGACGATCAGTGGTGTCTACTTGCCTAACTGGAAGCACGTTATCTCGTTAGGTGGAAATGCCACGACGGACATGTCAGCTGTGGAGTTCAAGCACTTAGCCCCTATTGTACCGTTCAGGCATAAGCATTTCCTGGACTATCAAGACGGGCAAAAGTACATGTGCTTCATAGATGATGATGGTGAGTTTGTCCAAAGTCCTTCGACTACGGACAATCTCTCCCTAATCGCCACCGCGAGGAACAAGGCTAAGCAAAAGCTCGTGCGTAAGCTCTCAGCCTCCTTTAAAGGTTTAACCTTTTTAGGCGAACTGAAAGAGTCCATCGGAATGATCAGAAACCCTGCGGAGTCTCTCCGTAGGGAGGTAGGTCGTTTTATCAGTCGTCACCGAAAGGGGCGACAGGCGGCCTACCGGAGATCAAATAAGTCCGGTGAACAATACACGAAAACTATTGCGGACAGCTGGCTTGAGTATTCATTTGGCTGGGCTCCATTAGTCTCTGACATAAAGGACGCTGTCGGCGCTTTCCGCGCCGCCAGTGAACGTCCGTGTCGCGAGACTTTTAGAGTAGAGTCCAAGGTTGATGGCAGTGTTACCGGAGGTATGAACACCTCTGGCTACTCTACCCTCAACTGGCAGACCATCTGGTCAACCAAACACTCATCCAGTTGTCGTATAGCAGGAGCGATCAACAACTCGTGCAGTTTAAGTACTAACTTTGCTGCTGAGTATGGAATCTTTCCTGCCGAGATTGTTCCCGCCGCTTGGGAGCTCGTGCCTTGGTCGTTCCTTATTGACTACTTTGTCAATATAGGTGACGTCCTAGACGCGTGGGCAACCTTTCGGCGAATCAATCTCGCCTGGGCGTGTCAAACTGAGAGGAAATTGGCCGAAACCCGTACGGTGCGTAAGCACTATATGGGGTCTTCGGATCCTAAGATCCTCAAGGTTATTTACACTTACCCAGGGAAAAGCCATGTTCTTCACAAAACCGTGACCCGCACGAAACTGGTGACACTAACTCCGCCTTCTTTTGAGTTTCGCACGAAATTGAGTGATAGTAAATTTCTCAACATCGCGGCGTTGCTCGAAGGAAAGAGGAGCGATATCGCCTGGAAACGTACCCGTGGGTTATGAGGAGAGCTGCCGTGACAAGCAAACAACGCCTTCTGCTTGAGAACCTCTATCAGGACTTAATCGATCTCCATGAAGAGTACGGGCTTCGGCACGTACGCCTTCATTCAGAGATCGTATCTAAGTACTTGTCGGATGATCGCTTGCGGAAGATGGTTGAGGCTTTAACGCGACAGCTCATTCAACAACTGAAGCATTCCTCTGGAGTATAGAATGGCTTACAGCCCTTCAACACCGGTTACGGGCGCTGCCCAGACCGGTTTCACCTCCCCGACGTATACTCTTACGTCGGACACGGCACCCACCGCTCTCGGTAAACAGCATGCTGTTACCGCGACGGGTGGCACTCAGACTGGTGTGACCACTCATTCCGTTAGTTCGCCGTTCACCATCACGTTCACTCGTCCAAAGACGATGAAGACGGTTGGCGTTCCGAACAGTAACGGGGTCATTACCAACATCGGCCGCAATACGTATGGGTTTCTGGTGCGCAAAGGGGTTATCCCCGCTGTGAACCAGTCACCTCAGGTCATGCTCGTCCGGGTCGAAATTTCTGTCCCGGCCGGTGCTGACACTTACGATGCTGCAAATGTTAAAGCTGCGTTGTCGGCCGCTATTGGTGTCCTGAGTCAGCAGTCCGCCGGAATCGGCGATACTGCTCTCTCCGGTATCCTTTAGCGTCTAATGACGCCTCTTAAGTCTGGTGTCGGTCCTCGCTCGAGGCCGACGGAGGTAAAACCGTTATGGACGTTAGCCCTGACGCTCTTTATCAGGCACTTAGGAACGACCTTGAAAGAGGCCGTCCATCATCGTGCGATGCGACGTTTCTTGAGAAATGTAGTCTACGTGATCTTGACCGCTCACGCGATAATCTTGATCTCGTATTCCGTGTTTCTCTTGTGCGAAGCATTCTGAAGAAATACGTCCCGCCTAGGCGCGCTAAGGAGCTCGAAGTACGTGCTATTTGCACATTTCTTGAGAGCAACGATAAATGCGCCGATTGGAAGGACGTAACCGGAAAACACCTTCTGGATGAGATGCAGTTGGTCGCTTATCGCGAACTCCCGCCTCTCGACTGGCAGGTGGTACTCCAAGATCTGAAACCAGGTCCTGGAGCTTCCGTTGGATCTCGAGGGGCCAATTCGGCTTTCGAGAAACTCTTCATGAATCGCATGACGACAACATCACAGGCACTGTATCATGAATATGAACAGTTCCTAAAAACTTGCTCCGAAGCACATATTAGGGCCGAAGAGGCTCGAAAAGTGTTAATCGGAACAGCCTGTGACGTGGTGCCCGGCAGTGTTCTTTCCACCGTCCCTAAAAACTCGGATACAGACCGAACGGTCTGTACCGAGCCCAACCTGAACATGCTGTTTCAGTCTGCTCTGGGAACTCAGTTTGACCGAGTGCTCAGTACTAGATACGGATACTCTAAGGCTTTGCAGCCTGAGAGGAACCAGGAACTAGCACGTTTAGGGAGCCTTCACGGTCACGTTTCGACCATCGACTTAAAGAACGCTTCTGATACAATAGCCTTACGGCTTGTTCAGAGAGTTCTACCAAGTGATTGGTACGCGGCAGTCTTAGACTGTCGCTCGCCTTCCACTCGGTTGCCAGATGGTACTAATGTCTCACTGAACATGGTTTCATCGATGGGGAACGGTTTTACGTTCAACTTGATGACTTACCTGTTCGCTCTGATGCTGCGGGTTCTCTGCAAGCAAAAGGGCTACAAATTCACCGGATTTGCTCGTGAGAGCTTATTTGGTGTATTTGGTGATGACATTATTGTTCCGAGCACTCTTTATCAGCACGTTGTTGAGGCCTTAGAACTTTTGGGTTTTACCCCAAATGTTTCGAAATCCTTTTCGACTGGCTGGTTTAGAGAAAGCTGCGGGATCGATTGTTTCGCGGGAGTAAATGTTAGAGGGGTATATTGTAAAAGCCTCTCGACTTTACAAGACCGCATGTCCCTCATAAACCGGCTTAACCGCTGGTCTGTGAGATCAGGCATATCATTGCCAGAAACAATCGGAGCGTTACTACCAAAGGGCTGGAAGCGATTCCAAGTGCCCCCTGATGAGTCAGACGTCGCCGGAATTCATGTACCGTTCTCCTTAACAGGAAGACGGAAACCTGTCTACTGGCGTTGGGCACCAAAAGTGCCCAAACTGGCTATCATCAGATGGCTTCGAGACAGCAGCGGAGAACTCCTCCCTCACCTTGTAAAAGGTGTGTCAGATAACCCTGATGGGATTATCTTAGCTGCTTCTCTAGGTTGGATTGCTTCCACGGGCCTTACACGTCGTCAAAGACGTGTAAGGTACAACCTCGAAAGAGCCTTTACTCCCGGTTGGGATGAAGGTTTCACGAGGTGGGGCGGGCCGAGCGATTTTGCTCGGTGGGAGGGAATCACCTACGTCACCCTAACCAGCTGACGAAGGTCCTCGGTCTTACGACCTCCTACACATGGCTGTCC